ATATCCTGTAAGCGCACTTCCATAATTAGGAATGTTTAAAGTAGCACCTACTAAGGTAGCATCACCACTTGAACCCGTTGTTGTTAAGGTTAAAGCGTTTTGTTTGTTATTGAACGTAGTCCAATCTGCACTTGACAAAGCACCTCTATTAGTAGCACTTGCCGTAGGTAGATTAAAAGTATGTGTAGCACTTGCACTTGCTATGTTAAAATCAGTTCCGCTTGTTCCTGTCGCTAAGTATTGTACTTGTGAAGTCAAGCCATTTAAAGCCGTTAAGCCTGTTGTGAACGTAGTAATAACTTGACAAAGCGTGTTGTTTTCTGTGTGTAGAGTAATCGTTCTACCTGCCGTAGTAACATAGATGCGAATAGCTAACCTATCCGTTAAAGTTAAAGTTGTTTGCGGAACTGCTAAGGCACTAAAATAAGCCTCTATGTTCGTTGCATCATTAATTAACTTAGGGCTTGTGCTATTAGAAGCAATTAGTGTAAAAGTAGTTCCGTCGTATTTATACAACTCAATGTAAAAAGTAGGACTACCGCCACCGCTTGAAGCCTCAAAATATGTTTCAAAATTAAAGTTTCCGGCAGGAATATTTAATAAAGCAGGGTCGTTAGCATCAGTTAAAAATGATGCGATATATCCGTTTGAGCTTGTAGTAAAATCTGTACCTGCTCCGATAATAGGGGTCTTATTCATTTCGTAATAAGTAACACCGCCTATTGTACCTTGATTGATAGAGCCGTTTAAATAGTAAGATACAGAAGCACCGCCACCGCCACCATTTGTAGGTAAGGTAGCTAATTGTCCATCGCCTCTTACATACTGAGTAGCGTTACCTGCAAAAGCAAATGCTAACGTGCCTGATGTAACAATAGGAGAGCCACTTATTGAAACGCTATTTCCTGTAATAGATGCAGCTACACTTGTTACAGTACCCACCGCACCGCTTGAACGCTGCCATATAGTTCCTGAATAAATTACATAATCGCCTACTGCAAAAGTAATAGGACCAGCCCCAAAGTTTACTGTTCCGGCTACGTTACAAATATAAACGTCTCCTGTGTCTCCTGTTCCGTTTGCAAGTGTAGGTGTGTTAGTCGCTGCGTTCCAAGTTCCCTTATATTCCATAATTGAACTCGGTAGCTGACTGATAGGAACTTTACCTAAACTATCCAAAGAAGCATAGCCATTAGCGTTACCCTTTTCACTTCTTAGCTGATAAGTATCTAACAAAGCTTGTGAAGGGAACACCTCTACATAAGCAGAGCCAGACCACAAGTAAAGTTTCTGGGTGTCTTTGGCGCAATAAATAACGTTAATATCGCCGGTGACAGGGAACGCTGCAAGGTTAGTATAAAAGCTAACTGCACCGCTAAAAATAGCCCCTAATTGAGCAAGTGTTATCTTCTTACTTACTCCGGTTGTCGGGTCGCCTATAATAGTTAAATCTGTACTCTCAGGAGCTAACTCAGTAGCTAATTGGTTAATCTTTTTGCCTATCATTCTGTATAATTATAGATGCTCGGAACTTGGCATCGGTCATTTAAGTATGGTAATTCCATTGTTATATCTATCTTAACTCCGGCAAGATAATCAGGGTCGCTTTCGGTAAAATAAGTCATAGGTGCAGTTTCGCCAATATCCCATATAGCTTTGGGGTATCTTAACTGCGCTACTATATCCTGACCTACTAATGTCATATCAGACAAAACTTCCGTTTCGTTGCTCTCTTCCATTAGCATTCTATCCATAAAATAAAGGCTAAAATTATAAGTAATATTTTTAGCGTTTATAGTTGCACCCGTTAAAGTGTAGAACATAGCCGGATAAGTTACCTCTCCGTTGCTTAAACGTTCCCACACATCACCGAAGTAAACAAAATTAATTTGTTCGTGGTCGTTTCCGAGTGTCGTTATTTGCTTTACAATTTGGTTTAGGCTCAGGCTCATTCTTAATTTTTTCTAAATAAACACGCAGTTTATTTTGGTTTTTTATTGTTGTTACTTTGCTCATATTTAACAGTCGCTACAACCTCTGTTTCCTTGATATAACTCCTCGAAGCTCTTACCTGCGCAGCAATCAAAATCTCCAAGCCAGATGCTAGTTGTGTAAGCATCGTTCTCAGGGTGGATTGCATCAATGCCGCTTCCCGGATTCAAGTACTCAGGGTAAAGTGTAGAATATTCTTTTAAGTATTTAATCATTCTCTGCTTGTAGAACTCAGCTCTTGTCTTGTATCTATTAGCTACATCAATCATGTCTTGCATAGACGGGTTCTCGGTATTCTCGCCACCCTTCCTTAACAAGCCTTTGTTATAGAACTGATAAGATAAACCCATTGGAAGCTCACTAAGTACATAATGCACCAAAGTATCTGCTATGTATTGGTCTAATAAAATAACTTCATTAGCGTTTAAATTGTTCGCCGTTATCCCTGCTTGTAGTCTGTTATATAAAGCACTACCAAGCGCAGGAAGTATATAAATATCCTGTGCAGTTTTAATCTCAGGTAATACTAATTTCTCGTCTACGTTAGCGTGTAAGCCAGAGCGGTCTTTAATATTTTGAACCGATATGAATAATGTGTTTAAGCTCATCTTTATTTTCTTTTAACTATGTTTGAACGCCACTCGTGTCTGCAACTTGGAGAATGTGTATTTGTACCCGGCTTAGTATACCAGCCGCCTCTTCTATCCCATACGCTATAACCTAATCTAGCACTCATTTGCTCAATCTCGCTACGGGTATAAAACTTATTAGCAGTAACTAAATATTTGCAAAAAGGTCTGCTTGTATCTAAATCGCCATCATTAAATCCTGCCTTCCACTCATAACTGTATCTAATTAAAATCTGAGTAGTCTCAGGCTTTATAGCTTCAACAATTTTGCTTATAGGCTGAGTTAATTGTCTTTCGATAATAACGTTACTATCAATCCCTTTACCTTGCTTTACTTCGGTAGTCTTAATAAACCCCTTCTCGATTAAAATATCAATAACACGCTTTACTGCTCCTACATCTTCCTTTAAAGTGTCAGCAATTACTTCTGGGGTAATTCTCTTATCCTTAACAATTAAATCTAAAATATTAGACTGCAACTGAGTTACATCAGCAAAAGCCTGATAGTCCTCATCATCGCTAAATCTTGTTTTGCTTTTAAGAACATCATAAGCACTTCTGTCATCTCCGAACTCAAAAAAAACTTGATAATCTTCTTCGCTAAATTCTAACTCTTCACTACCAAGCCAAGTACTAACTTCCTCATCAGTTAAAGCATATCCTGCTTTTAACATCGCAGTAGCTTGTTCTCTGCTTATCTTACCCTTGTTAAATTCTCTAATGATACGCTGCATATTTTGCCACTCACGACCCTTTAAGCCTTTAATATGCTCATTAACATTTAAAGGACTTGCTGCCATTGGTTGCTCTGTTTCAAGAGGCAAATTATACTGAGTAGGGTCTATTCCAAGCTTCTCTAAAATCCATTGTTTTGGTGCTACCTGTAAAATAACGTTCTCGCTAAAATCAATTCCGATAGGGTCTACCGGCTGTAACTTTAACTCTACTGTAACTCCTGCATACTGACCGAGCATATTAAATACACCCTCAATCTGCATTTGCTTATATCTAACATAGGTGTTGTTAAATATCTCGTAGCTATCGCGCATCTGTTGGCGCGTACCTAATTGTCCCGGTGTAGCGATACCAAACAAGTCAGGGCTTGTAATCTGGTGTCCGCTAAATATGTTAGTCTGTATTAACTCGTCTACTCTGCCAAAATCTTCTTTGGTTAAATCACTCGCACCTAAGTCATCAACAATAGGCTTTCTAGTTGCATCGTTTACAAAAGCAAGTAAATACTTTTTGCCGTCTGCACCGGTATACATATTGTCAAACTGTCTGCTTACTGCACGTTTCTCATCAGGGCTTGGCTCTCCGTTTGGTAATGTGATAAGTTTACTAGCAGAAAACCCGGTCTGAGCATTTCCTAAAACGTGCTTACTTACTTCTACATCACTCTCAATGTAGTTAAGCGCACCGAAATAACCCGGAAGGCTATAAACGTTCATTCCCGGTCTGTATTCCTTTACATAAAGTATCTGCACTCCTTGTGGGTTAGCAGGGTTAAACGCATTGTATACCTCAGCTTTTTCTTGATTGCGTGTAGCCTTCCAATCTTCCTTATACCAAAATTGAGTGTTGTCTTTGTTAGTTCTAATCTTTGTATAATCACAATGCCATAACTCAGCAATCTGCGCACCCATTACACTCCATATAACTTGAATGTAAGCACCGCCAAATAACTCTAAGTCCAAAGCAACCTTTTTAGTCAAATCATTAAGGGTCTCCTCTCTATTTACCTTCTTAACAATAGCCTCTTCGCCTACCCATCCGTTCCCTACAATGTAGTTTACCTTGCCTCTAATGATAGCATTGTGCTTTGCTGATTTGTTAAATAGGTCTAATAGGTATTGCGGATAGTCATTATTCTGACCATACTGCATATAACCTTCGCCTTTTTTCTCTTTATATTCCGGTTGCTTTGCTTCCGCAAATGTCAATACTTGTATTTCCATTATTGTCTAATTGTGAATGTGCTTGTTGTTTCGTATTCTGTGAATGATATAGTAGTTCCTGTTAGCTCCATAATGCCGGTTTCTAGCAAGTTTAAGCCTGTCGGGTCTGTATTAGTAGTACTTGTTTGCTCGTAAATTGTATACGTGTATTGGCCGTTTAAAGCCGTATTAAAGAAGCTATTTACAACAATAGTGAACTCATTGTAACGTTCTTTGTATGGACTTATGTCTGTGTTGTTTAGCCTTACAAATTTGATGTCCGTGTTCGTGCTTCTATTCTCAAAAATGAATAAATAGTTCGGACTTGTTAAAAGCTGCTTCTCAGTCAAGGTAAGTATTATATTTTGGGTTTGCCCCTTGTTTAGTCTTATCACAACTATAAATATAAAGTATCATGATTGTTTGCAAAATAAAAAACCCCCGCCTAATTAAAGACGAGGGCATCTATATACAAAACCAAAACAACCTAAGAACCTGCGGTAGTTAATTGACCTGCCACAGTAGAGTTTACCTCTGGTGCAAGGGCTGCTTCCGCACCTGTGAAGGTTAAAGTGTAACCACTTCTATCTCCTTCGGCAGTACCTGTACCTGCATTACCTGCGGTAAGGTCTAAGCCTCTTGTTTTACCTAAGTACCAGTATTTGCCATTGTTGTCTTTGGCTACTGCTACTAATGTGTTTTGAGCTAATAACAAGATTTCGTTTCTTGTGTTAGCCTGTAATTTGTTTAATACGATAGTTAGTTCAGGAGCATAAAAGATAGTTCCGTTCTGTACGTTTGCATTAACATTCTCAACTAATTGAGAAGTGCCTTTTACAAGTTCGTACTTAAAGAACTTCTTGCCAGATGCTTTTACAAGAGCAGTAATTACACCACTCGCCTCTGTTGTAGAGGTAACATCTCCTGCTGCCATAAAATAAACTTCGGTTATACCACCTAAACTGTCTTTACAGTCTAAGGTATAATTTTGAGTTAAAGCACAAGCCATTGTTATTGAATTAAATTAGTTTGAAAAAATTGGGGGGCATATTTCAACCCCCCTATAAATTATGCAAGGATAAACTTCACTACTTCGTCAGGGAAGGCAATGTTTACACCCATCTTAAATTCACTTACAAATCTAACCTCATCAGCTTCTTTTGCATAGAATATTTCAAAACGCTCTTCTTCGTTTAATAAGTCTGTACCTAAGAACAAGTTAGATAAACGCATAGCGTAAACCTTGTTAGTTCCGTTAAGACCTGCAACAGCAATAACTTTGATTGTAGTACCTGGTAATACAAATTCGCTATCAGCTTTTACATCAATTTGGTAATTGAAAGAACCGCTATTTTTAAGAGCAACAGTGTAAGTACGGAATAAATCTTGACCGCAGAAGATAGTCATATCATCAGCAGCTACAACTTGTGCAGGGATTGCTTGGTAAACACCATCAAAGATAGAGATTACGTTAGCAGCAGTAATAGAGCTTAAAGGAGCACCACTAATGTAAGTAGAAGCGTTTGCAGCAACAACACCAGAAGCAGCACCGATTAACTTAACAAGACCATCGAACTTGTTTAAGTTTACGTTTACGCTTGTAGTGTCACCTTGCCATAAAGCAGTCTCTAATTGAGCAGCAATAGTTTTAGCTTTCTTTTCAGAATATTCTTGCTCAAAAGGAATAGAATCATACATAGAGCCTGTTGGTAAAGCCTTTTGTAAATACTTTGATTCTAAATTTTTAACACATAAAGCTTCATTTAGCTTAATCTTTCCAGGAGTAACCGTGCGCTGCGTAAAAGTAGTCACGCCGCTTGCTGAGAACCCACAAGCCGCACCATCTTGGAAGATAGCGTCTGTGCTTAAAATATTTATTTTCTCAGAACTTTTAACTCCAATCATTACATTGCCAGCGCTCTTAATAAGAGTCGCAGTTTTTGCACCTAATACAGACGAAGTTACTAATAGAGCTTCGTTTTCTTTTGTATAGTTTGCTAATGCAGATACATCAAATCCCATTTTATTTTATTTTTATTTGTTTAATAAAGCGTTTCTAAATTTTTCAATTCTATCGTACTTCATATCTTTTGTAGTTACGTTAGAACCGAATGTTTGTTTTGGCTGCGCAATAGGTTCAGCGTTAGGTGTCTTAGTAAGTGCTTCTATAAGTTCAGCTACTTGACTAAAACCATTCTTAACTTTTGCCTCTAATTGTGCTACTTGTGTTTTAAAATTTTCGTTTTCAGCTACTAAATTCGAAATTTCGTCAGCCATTTTCTCGTCATACTTCTTACCCATTTCAGCAGGATTTTCGTCAGCGATTTCCGCTTCTGCTTCTGGGGTTTCAATAGAGATAATTTTAGCGGCTTCGTCTAACTCGATTTGAGTGCCGTCAGCTAATTGGTGTTCGCCCATAGGAGCAGGTGTTCCGTCTGCTAGGGTAACTTGACCACCGATAGCAAGTTCGCTAATCATAACCTTTGTTCCATCCATAAGGCTATATTCTGCGAATGTAACAGGTAATTCTTCGATAGGTGCAGGGGCAGGAGCAGGTGCTTCTACTTGTGGCATATCTTCGAACAAAGCCCTAATTTGCATAATT